CCCTGGGCGACACCCCCTGCTCATAGACCCCATACTTTTCCACCATTTTGGCGTGGCTCTCGGCCTCCGACGGCTTGATCGGGCACTCCCGCCGCCAGTCCACTACGGCTGCCCAGATCAGGTCGCGCATGTATTCCTCGCGGCCATCTGTCTGATGGCCGAAACCGTCGTAGGCAGGTTGGGCAAAGTTGGGCGAAGTTGGGCGTGCCTGGGCATGCCCATTGTGGGGACCACCGCCATGGGCCAACACCAGGGCATCTATGGCCGCGACCAGCCAGTCCGGCGCCACCGCGATCTCGACCTCGTCTGGCGACAGCCCGTCGAGCCACTCATAGGCCCGCCCGCTCTCATGCATGCTGGGGGCCAGCATCGCGAAGCCGCCCTGGCCGCGGATGTCGATCCCAATGGGTGTCTTGCAGGTCGGCGGGGTCCAGCCGGGAGGTGCCCTGAACAGCTTCTGCAGGCCACCGCCGCCGGTGCGCTGCTCGGGCGTCTCCAGCGGCATGCCGTTGTTGTGGATGGCCAGCAGGCCCCGCCACCACTCCGCGGCGGTCGGGGTCTTGTAGGTGTCGAGGTCGATCACGAACATGCCGCCCGAGGCGCGGCCGCAGATCGTGCCCATTTGCAGCCGGGCGACGTACTGACCACTGGGCCCGTACCACTCGTCGAACTTGTCGTCGGGGACCAACTGCTCCTGAAACTCGGTCCAGGACTGCAGCAGCGGGCATTTCCAGGCCTGTCCGGGCTTCACCTCGACATGGGACCGGGCCGGCACCACCTGGATCGCCTTGGTGCGGTACAGCCGCGCCCACTCGGCCGCGGAGGCAAAATCCGGGTCGATCATGGGAACACACGCAAGCCAAATGGCTTTGTTGCGAGGATCTTATCGGCTATAACCATAGGATCACCTGTGCTGTGGCGAGGGATTGTTGCAAGCATGGGCTGAGGCGGGAGGGGACGGACACCCCTCCCGCCTTTTTTGTCCGGTATCCGACAATAAACCTAGTTAGCCGAAGTCGTCATCAGCCATTTGCACGGGTGCGGGCTGCTGCCGCATCACGTTCGGCGGCGGGACGGTTTGCGCCCCGGTCGAGGGTGGGGTCGGCCGCAGCGGCTCCACCGGCGCCTTGGAGGGCTCCCGCGGGGTCAGGTCGGCCGGCCGTTTTGCCCAGCCCGAGATCCGAAACTCCGGCTTGTAGTTGGTCGATTGTGCCGATTTAACCGGCACCGTCCGCACCAGCTCCACCACCGGCAACTCGCCGGGATGCTGCGCCTTCTCCCGCTCGTACTGCGCATACAGTTCCTCGACGGCAGACAGGAACGCCTTCGACTGCCCGGCGATCTCGCGCACCGGCTTGTCGCCGCCGCAGGCCTTGGTCAGCTTCAGCATGAAGCGGACGCCGTTCTTGTGGTCGGGGGTAGGCTTCTCCGGGTATTCCCCGCCGGCATCCAATGCCGCCAGCGTGGTCAGGTGCAGGCTCGGCGGTGCACCCGGCGCAAACAGCATCCAGCCAGTCTCGACGCTCTCAAGATCAAAGCAGGCCTTGAATGATGCGGTGATGTCGACCTGGTCGTTGGTGAAGCCGTTGGCGTCCTGGACGCGGTCGATACGAAACATGCGGCCGGAGCGGGCGTCGTATTTAACGATCGGCGTAAAGTCGCCGCCGGCGGATGTCTCAGTGCTAAAGCCAAATCGTGCCATGTCAGTATCTTCCTCATTTGCGGCTGTAAGGCCAGCCGCTTAAGCCACCCCGGATTATCCCGGAATTGGATGATGAGATCAGGCTAGACGCCCCAGATCTCGAAAGCAAGCTGACGCGCGGCCGGTGATCCCCAGTAATAACTATCGAGGTCGGGCGCGGTGATGGTGGTAAAAAACTCCGGTTGATCGCTCAAGGCAAGAAACCACTCGACCCGCTTGGCGATGTTGTGCAGCGCCTGCCGATGCTCCCTGACGTTCTCCAGCTGCAACGTCTGGCACTTCTTCGGCGTGCAGTAGGTCAGCAGCCCCTTGTGGTTATCGCCGCAATACATCGCCACCTGCCTGGCGTGGCCGGCCTTGATCTTCGCCGGCATCTTGTCGGTGGTCTTGAGGTCGACCATGATGCCGTCATGCTCCCATTTGAAATCATAGTAGCCGATGATCGGATACCGCAGGCCATCTGGGTGCCAGGTGACGAGCCCCTGCGCATCGGTCGGCACGCCGTAGGGGCGCAGCTCGTCGAGCGCCTGCGTCACCATGTCGGGAATGTCATCGCGATACTTCTCACGTCGAGCATCACCCGACATCGCGGTCAGCAGGTCATAGCGGGACAGCGCAGTCTTGATGCTGTCCTTGTCGTTTGCCTGCGGGTTGCCGAGGCCGTAGGCAACGCCGGCCTCGATTGCCGTGCCGCGGTGCATCACGGCGCTGCCCGGCTGCTTTAGGCCGAGGACTTTCTCCAGCACCCACATCGCCGGCGATGCCGCAAACAAGTTGAGCGAGGACGGCGAGTGGTGTTCGTAGTTGATCATCGGCAATACCCCTGTTTGATTTCTACGAACTTTTCCATAACCCAGAGATCGCCGGCGACATGACCCTCCACAGCATGGAATGCGATAGAACTGCCGCAGGATCCCAGGCGGTTCGGAATGATGAATAAAACATTGTCTAGGTTAACCAGAACCTCTTGCGGACCTTTAGGATCATCGGTGTGCAGCACCACAAATTTCATTTCAGCACTCCCCACAATTTCAGAATTTTCTCTGCCTCCTCGAACGATCGGGCAATGGCGTATGGATGTCCCAGCGCGAGACAGATCTGCTGGAAGGCTTTTTGCTCAACCGACTGTCTGCCGGTTTTGGTCTTCATTTCCAGCCAGGCGACACGCCCGCCCGGCAGCATGAAGCAGAGATCGGCGAGGCCAGAACGCAGCCCCTCGCGCTTCATGCGGGCGCCCATCCGCAGCGTGCGGATGCCGGCGTTGGGGATCGAGAAACAGTAGAACGCTCCCTTCCTGCCTGCCGTCTCCAACAGCTTGATCACCATCACCTGCAGCTTGTGTTCTTCGTCGCTACGCATACTGCTTCCGACCGGGGTGATAGGCCAGGTTGCAGTGCTTGGTGCAGTAGACCTGGCCCCCCTCCTGCTGCTGGCCGCAATACAGGATGTCGGGCCAGGTGCCAAAAGGCCACTTGCAGTCGACGTAGTCGCGCAGCTGGTAGATCGTGATCAGACCTTCGCCCTCGCTGCGGGGCTTGGGCTTGGGGCGTGGCTTGTAGACGTATTGCCGGATCTTGCGTGGCCGTGCTTCGCGTGGCGGCATGTTGAGCCTCCTGCTTTTGCCGATACAAGAATTTTTGGTGACGGGGATGCCGAACTCTTTCGAGAGTTTTTTGGCGATCGTGCTGTAGGGAGGGTTCTCGGGAGAATTGATCAGCTCCTGCAGGCGCTGGGTCAGGCCCGGCGTGTCGTTCCAGATCGAGGCTGCGGTGCCGCTCATGTGGCGTTCTCCGCAATCGAAATCAGCAAATCGCGAAATCGCTCGGGCGTAGCGGATCGTTCGGCCTTGGGCAGCTGTGGCCGTTTCTGGTCGAACAGCCCGATCTGATGCGTGCCGGCAATCCTGCGCCACTGCAGAACAGGCGGCATCGCCTTGCCGTGATAGAGCAGCCAGTTTTTCTTGCGGGCGCGGTGCCCATAGCTGGACTGCCATATCTCGGTGACCCAATCGCCGTCGATCGTGCGTTGCCAACTGCCGGACACCGGCTCCGGTATGCCGTGAAACCTGAACGCCCTGCTTTCCGCGGGATGCTCCAGGACGCCGCCATACTGGCGTACTGCGGCGAGCGCGGCTGCAAAGCAGCCGGCATCATCGTTGATAACGTATCCCCAACGCTTGTTATTGACCGCCGACAGTTGATGCCACCGATCGCAGGGAGGGTGAGCGACAACGGCATACGGCCCGACATAAAGCCGGGCATCGCGGTTGACATCCCACGGGTCCACATTTGGTAAACCAAAATAGCAGCCGTCAGTTTCGACGTAGAGCGAAGCAATCATGGCGAGGGGTTCTCATGGATCTGGCCGTTGACGTAGGTCTTGTGCGCGGTCAGCACGCTCTCGCCGAAGGTGCGCAGGCGGGTGTCCATGTCGTTGAGCATGCGGGTATGCTCTGCAACCTGATCCGCGATGCCCTCGGTCAGGGTGATAACCGACGCCTTGAGGTTCTGCGCCTCGACCAGGTTGTCATCGGCGGCCTTGAGCAGGGCCGCTATCAGCGTTTCGGCGACGTCTGCGAAAGAGTGTTTTGTCATGGGTGCCTTCGTTTGGTTGGAGTTGGTGCCCCCCGGAACCGAGCGGGATAGCCGGCTCCGGGAGGACTAGCCGCGCGGATGGGCTAGGGGGCTTATGCCCGCGCGGTGTTGGCCTGCTGCGGCAGGTTGGCGAAGTCGTTCGCCGTTACCTGCCCCTGCGTAACCTTGTGGATCTTGGTTAAGACCTCGGGGTGCGGGAACCGCTCGCCGAGGCGGTAGCGACCCACCGTGTGGCGACTGACACCGAGCCGGCGCGCGAACTCCGCGTCGGTCATGCCGTGGATGTCGAGATACGAAGAGAGCTTCATTGGGTCAGATCCGGCTTGGGGAAGGGCATGGGCGTCCAGCCAAAACGATCCAACAAAACCTTCCGAGGCTCGTTTAAGGGGAAAACGTAGAGGTATTTCTCGCCTGTTTTTCGAGGCGTCCACCCGGCCCGATACTCTGGTCGGCGCTGGTCAAAGGATCTTCCAGAGACAATCTCGCCTTGAGGGCCAACGTATTGGCGATTGCCGGCGCCGGTCATGGTGTGGATAAAATTGCAGGCTTGATAGATGCCACCGTGATGCCCGGCCGCTTTTTCGGCATAGGATAGGCAATAGCGCAGGTCAGTGTTCTTGCGGAGCCAGCGCAGCGACCACGCGACAAACTGTGAAAGCTGCTCGGTCAGGTCGGGATGTCTAACCAATCGGGAAAGTTCAACAGCGCCACCGCCAAAGAAGCGATTGATGGGCGAGGTGTAGACGATCACGGCCAGCGGCTCGCCGGTGCAGCCAAACAGCCCGCCAGGCTTGCGCCAGGCAAAGCAGAACATGGGGTCGGCCGTTCGTCTGTGGGCGTAATGGTGGTCGCGAACCAGGGGCCAGACCTCCTCCCACGTGGCGCCAGTCATGACCAGCCCCTCTTTTTGTTGGCTCGGTCTAGCCAATACTGGCCCTTCTGTAAGCATTTCTCAGCCTTCTTGAGGTTGCCTTTTTCCTCGGCCTCGTTGGCCTCGGCGAGCCAGAAACTGCCACGTTCCTCGGCGGTCCAGTCTATTTCGAATTGCTTCTTGGTCATGGAACAAAGCCTGCCACCAATTCGGTGACATGTCCAGATAAAGTTTTCCACAGGTTCGTAAAGATAACTGTTGCGTTGTCACCAGAACGGTTACAAGATCTGGTCATCGAAACGGAGCAAGCAAATGACCGACGCCTTCGACAAGTACATGGAAGCCGCCCGCCGCCGCCGCGAACGCCGCCCGGTCGCTACCAAGATCCGCCACACCAAGAACGGCATCTCGGTCCTGAAGCGCGGCAAGGTCGTGTACCGCGTCAAGACCTACGCCGATCTCGAGGCCTTCCTGCAGGGCTACGACCCGGCGCTGGCCGCCCGCATGGCCGACGCCGTCAGCGGTCGCGCTGAGGCCCGCATCCAGCGCCTGCTGCAGGAGGAGGCGTGATGGCAGTCTTCACCATCAAACACGCCTTCGGATCTGAACGGTTCGAAGGCGATCTGCCCAAGGCCAAGATCAAGGCGCGTCGGCTGCGCGATGCCTACAATCTTCGCAGCATCACCATCATTGAAAACGGCGAAGCCGTCGCCCGGCTCACCGTCAACGACGAACCAGAGGAGGCATAAATGAGCAAAGGTTGGACCCAGCAGGAAGCCCAGCAGCGCGTGTCGCTGCGGGCCTTCCGCGCCCGCGAGCTACGCGCGCAACGGCAGGAAACTGTCGTTCTCGACCCGGTCTGGGGCGAGTGGGTGATCGTCACCGATCATCGCGACGGTCGCCCCGTCGAGATCAACCGCAAGCCTCGGCAGGGCCTGCGCGTCACCTATCGCACAGAGCGCCTGCCGCCACCTCCCGGCTTCATGGAACTGGCCGGCGCAGGCATCGAGCGGCCGAAGCCCGTCATCTCGTTCGTCAGGAGCCGGACGTTCGCAGAAAAGAAGAGGCAGAAGCACTTTGGACTGACATAGCTGTTGACGTGTCACCAAATCGGTGACAAGATCTGATCACACCAGACGAACACCAACCCTGACAGGAACCAAGCAGATGATCGTTCACTTCCAGAACCGCCAAGCCGCCCTCGCCCACCTGACAACAAAGGGCTGGACCAAATGCAAAACCGGACAGTTCGTCAGCTACGACGGCACCATGACCGCCAGCATTCATCCCGGTTTAACGAGATCGGTCGCGGTTTACTTCTGGCACATAAATGGAGGGGGCTAACCCCACCCCATCGCTCTCACGCCCGGCGCCGAAAGGCTACCGGGCTTGAGGCAGTAGTGAAACCCTGACAAACGGAGCTACCCCAATGACCATCCTCGGCGGAACCAACTACTCCAAGAAGCAGATCGCTCGCCACTTCGAAGGCAACGTCACCCGCGAGGGTGCTGCCAAGGTTCGCGAACTCTACCTGGCCCACAAGATGACCTACGTCACCGCCCACGCCCAGCTGCGTACCTTCTTCAGCATGGGCAACCACCAGGCCGACTGCTTCCTGTCCGATCAGCCCGCCACCACCACCGAGGCGATCATCCGCCGCTTCGTCAACGGCACCCTCTCTCACAGCCAAGCCCGCGGCGACCTCATCGATGCCGGCTTCACCCCGGAGGCTGCCCAGGCCCACCTGCAGAAGGCGTGGGAGGGCAAATGACCGACCTCGTCGCCGTCCTCGCCATGACAGCCAGCCAACTCAACGATTTCTATGAGGAAAAGGTGGGCTACCGCCCGCAGGTGGACGATCCGAAACTGTCCACTGAAGATCTGCGCGAGTTCTGCCGCCAGATCATCGAGTTCAATGAGGAGGCAGAATGACCGACCTCGTCGCCGTCCTCGCCGCCGCCATCACCGTGGCGCTGCTCGTCTCAATCTACGCCCTGA